TTAAACACTATCTCATTCAACCAGACGAAAATGGTTGTCTTACTAACTTTAACGATTCTACTTATAACAACACTTGTACTGACCCCAACTGTAATTTTAATTATACTCTTTTGCATCCGTGAAGATGCTTTTGAGCTCAAACAGAATTTATATAAATTAGACCTGCTCAACGTTAAAACCGACGACGTTGAGTATCGTTCTCTCAGGAAAGAGGACCAAGCAATCGTATACTACCATAGAATGCTCCGCGTACGCAAAGGTTTCAAACACACTGACACCGCGCAAACGAAAAAGAACTATCTAAACAGTATTTTTGCCGAGATGGACCGGTTGTACGTCACAGAAAAACAGGACTTGCGAACAGCTGCTGCTGAACGTAAGAGGAAAAACCGTGCAGACAACAGGTCAAAAGGAGCCGCTGAACAAACCGTCGCTGAGAAGGAGGTTTACAAAGCGGTGAAAGCGCGTAATCACATCAAAAATGACAAATTAGTCAAGAAAACGCGTTTAGCTTGTATGGATGACACAGGCTTGTTGCGAGTGCAGGCTACACTCACAACTATGTACAAACTGCCGACAACAGAGGATATAGCTAACGAACAGCTCATGCGTTCAACTATAGCCGCGGACTTGCTAGCGAGATTCACTGGTACCTTCATGTCAAGGTTCCATTGGTTCATTAGGCGCATCAAGTCCAAGATCCTCAGAGATGGAGGGACCTCCCGCGCATACGGGGAGGACCGAAGTCACTGATGGGTGATGCTGCAGCGAGAAGAGCATTCCACAGAATCAGTTCTGTGGGCTCACTTCTCGAAGTATGTCAACCGGGGCAACGCAAAACTGTTGCCCGGGGACATCAGGAAACTGGCGTTTAAAGTCATACTGCGGACTGCATCCCGCAACGTTAAACAATCTTTCACATCGCATATTGAAGCTGAAGGTTTTCCCCTCTCTGGGTATTTCAAGCTTGCCACACATGGTTTAACTGCGATCCATGCCATACTAGAACGGCAGTTCTATGTCAAAGATGGCAAGGGAGGTTTCAAACCCCCACCCACACCACGATACAAGGGATATTTTGAGAAAACATTATCCAAGTATAGAGCGGCGTTGTTGTCTGCGCGTGCTTCATTAGGGAAACCGGTGCTGGTGTATGAACTCGAGGAAGTCCTTGAGGCATACTCTGGTAGCCGAAGAAAACTCTATGAGCAAGCGTACGACACCATTTGCAACTATGGTTCATATCCATTACGGTTATGGGCCAAGGTGAAGACATTCATCAAAGTTGAGCTACACGATCTGGAATCCAAACCGGAGAGTGTTGCACGTGTTGTGAGCCCCAGAAGTCCAATGTTCAACCTACTGCTTGGCAGATTTTTGAAATTTGAGGAACATAATATTTTTGAGGCTATATCAGTTGCTTTCAACAAAAGATTTGGAAGTATCGGCAGCGCCATCGCGAAAGGGTTTAACTCTTCAGAGCAAGCGGAGGAGATGGCTGCCAAATGGGCAAATTTGCAACACCCCGTTGCAATATTTCTTGATCTCTCGAGGATGGATCAGCATTGCCATAAGGAGTCGTTACAGTTTGAGCACTCAATTTACTTGAGTATTTTTAACTATGCAACTTTACTTGCAGATCTACTGAGTCTGCAAATTGTGAACAAATGTGTAATGTTCGCAGGGGACTACATAATCAAGTATGATTATGTGGGACGTTGTTCCGGTGACCTGAATACAGGACTGGGCAACTGTGTACTTATGTGCGGCATGATATGGTCTTACCTGAACGACCTTAACATCAACCGTGCAGAAGTATTCAACAACGGAGATGATATGTGCCTTTTCGTGGAAAAGGCAGATTTCGACAAAGTTGTCGGAGGTATTGAGAGATACTTCGATGATCTGGGATTCAAGATTAAAGTTGAGGGGTCGACTGAGATCTTTGAGGAAATTGAATTCTGCCAGCATCATCCGATACAGGTAGACATCGACGCGTGGAGAATGGTCAAAGGACCAAACAAGATAAGAAAACATTTATCCACCGCGAAACACATGTTTACGAAGGAGTTTCATGAGGACTACGTGTCCGAGATTGGAACCGCTGGTGTTGCTATTTATAGTGGCACCCCCATTGGCCAGGAATTCTTCGGACAACTTGCTTCACTACCCAAAACCCGGGACAGACGTGACCAATTGCATGGTTCACTTTTCTACATGTCAGAGCGACTTGAAAGTAAAAAATG